CCACCAGACTCAAGCTCAGTCAACTTCCAAGAGGGCGTATGCAGAGCAACGACCATGCCTTTAGGACAATGCCTAGAAGACTTGAATGGAATGTTGTTGAAAGAGAAAGCACTGAATCCAGCATCTCCCTTTCCAGCAGATCCAACATCCTTATTAAGGTTGTTGTTGTTATTCGCAGTAGCAACCATCAAACCGGCATATGCCTGTCGGAATACAGGGTGCACTAGCATCACATCTGGAGCATCGCCTGAATCAATGTCAAGCTGATCAATAAGCCTCTGCAACTCTCCAAGAGAGAGGGCAGCACGACTATCATCAGCAGACAGAGTACAGTGACCAGTACCAATCAGTTCACCAGAACCATCTCTAATCGCACCAGCAACTGCACCAGGGGCACCACCGGTACCAAGTCCAAAGTACTCCTGATCATGCAAGCAGGAGAAAACCCCGAGAGGCTCCTGTACCGTACTAGCAGCATTTCCTGTCCCACCACAAGCAGTAAGCTCTAGTAGGGAAGCAGTAGCACCGGCGTCGATCAAGCCTTGTACAACAGCATTTTGATCACGATACCGAACGATCACGGCGACTGCAGTACCCGCAGGTACACTAGCGGCGGCAGCGTCGGTGCGTGTATCAACCGCTCCTACAAACTGAATTGTACCAGCAGCCTGATCAATAGCAGTAGAGGCAGCAACGTCCCGAATCCTCTCTTGAGAGATCGTCTCTAGAGTATCACAACGAACTAGCGTCACAGCAAGTTCAAATGGACCTCCTGCAGCCCCTCGACATGCATCATGCATTCGGGCTAGCCGAGCACTATCACCGGTAAACTCCCATGTAACGTTAGCTAGCTTAGATTTCTTCTCATTGAGATAACCGACAACACGACCACCAGCGAATGTACGTTGGTTAGCCTCATTGCGAATATCAGAAACGAGCTTAGTCATCTCAGCATCAACATAACTGATGAATGAGTTTTTGCCACCAGTCTTGGCAGCAGCGATGGCGGGTCCAGAAACTTGGAACCGACCATATAGGAACTCGGCATTAACAGTGAGTTGCGAAAAGCCTTGACTTCCAGCAGTGGGTAGTGTCCCACCTTCTCCTCTGTAGCCTACACCAGAGTTCCGTGAAGTGTGCACAGGGATGATAACCCTCTTTCCACTCCAATCTACACTTGCCTTCTCCATGAGTTCAAGCGCAAGTACCTCGTTATTTAATTGATCCTGTATTGGTCCGAGATAAAATTCCTTTAGGACAGCATCAAGCGTTGTTAAAGTAGCCATTATAAATCCTCCTTGTTAGCTATTTTTCCAAAATTCTAAAGCAGCAGCACGGGCTTCTGCCATAGTTCTTGGCTTACCTTTGGCAGTATTACTGCCTGGGGTGTGCCCAGAAGAAACACCATTTAATCTAGGAGCAGCCTTAGGCTTATTCTCCTCTAGATGGCGAGCAATAGCTCTTTCCTCGATTGAGGCAACATAAGTATTATATTTTTCTGCAACATCCATTACATCCACAGTGGGATCCTGAATAACTGCATGAAGAAGAATGTCATCATTAACAGCCGGGTATTTAGCCTTAGCTGTTTGCAGTTCAAGTTGAAGTTCACTCTGAGCTTCTCTAATCTCAAACTGTTGAATCCTAGAATCTAATTGCTGGTATTGAGTAGTCTCATCACGATAACCTTCGGGAACTCCAGATCGAACAGTATCTTTTGCAAGATAATCATCTAACCAATCTGTCTTTTCCGTAGGGGGTGGTTCAACCGACCCAGCAACAGGAGCCTTAAGATTCTTAAATCGACTCTCCATTTCTTGTAATTGAGCTTTGAGAGTATCGTTCTCACTCCGCAGTGTATTCCTAGTCTCAACTACACTCTTGAATCTGCCATATGGAATCGGATGTCCAGATTCATCTACTTCTGTTGACTCCTCCTTGGGAGCTTCTTCTGTCTGAGGCTCAGGTGTTACCTGTTCCTCTTGTTTGGATTCTAGCGAGGAATCCTCAGCTTTGGGTTCGAAGTCTTGGTCTAGTGCTTCCCCTAAGCTATCTAACGCTGTGTTGTCCAAAAGTGGCATTTGTTACCTCCAGTTTTACGTGCCTGTCACGACGGGTTATGCCCCACACTTTTCATAATAAATATACAAAATTTTCAAATGTTACGATTAACCTCACCATCCCTTTCCTTGGGCGGTCAATGTCTTGTATCTTGAGACTAGTCCCTTAGCACAGTTATACTCTTTAGCCAATCTAACTATACCGCCCGGGACATCGTACTCTTCCCACCATACTTTCTCTTTAATTTCTTCAATCTCTCTAAAGGTAAGCTGAGAGGAACCCTTCCTTCTAGGTTTCATATTAGCAACCTTTTCATTGAGTGCTTTCCAGTCTACTTTTTCACTCATACGATTCCTAATTTTTTATCTTCTAAACGTTGTTCTGTTGACATTGGATTCTTAAACAAAGGTTCGTCATCAAAGAATCCTTGATTATTTTTATATAGTTTTCCTGTATTAGCTTCCCATTCCAAAACACCAGCAATACCATGTGGTCTATTCTTTTGTTCAACCTCCATAGTATAAGAGTCTGCCTGATCAATACTCATCAAAGCTAAGGCAGTAGCAAATACAAGGTCGTCATGTTGACCAGAGGCTGCTTCAGGTTTGCCATTCTGGTTATATACAAAAGAATTAATTTCATATTTGATTCTTTGACACACAGGACTTAACCACTTCTTATTAATATGTTCTTGTAATCTAGCTAACATCATTGGTCTTGTCTGTGGTGATGTATTAAATCCTAACTTCTCTACCCATTGGTTACCGATCTTATCATATTGTGTTCTCCTATAAAGGTGCTGATAGTTATCCATTTGGAATCTGTCTATGACTGACATACCAATGTTATTAGATTCTATACAGGCTAGGGCATTATACCTCTTACCTAACAATAGACATGCTGAGGCAAACTCTGAAAGGGGTTCTTTCTTGTAATAAGTGGCAGCTACAAACATCTTTCGTCTATCAGTGATGTCAACAACAACTGCAGCAGAATAGTCACCAGTTGGTGAACCACTTGCAGAGTCAACTCCCATGGCGTATGAACGATACTGTACAGGAGGAGAGTACTCTATTAGACCCGTTTGTTCTAGCTTAAGAGCCTCAGGGAAAGAACAATTAAAGAACTTGGTACCAGTTGTAATAAAGGCTAGGTTAGCAGAAGCAGGATACTCTTGATGAAAGATGTTGATATCAGAACCACACCTAATGTCGATAGTCTTCCTAACCCACCCCATCTGTTTATTAGTGAGCTTATATTTGGCTTTGTACTTACGTTCAAAGTCATTTAACCCTTTGTTAGGTAAGGGAGAGGAGGTATAGGTCTTATCCGTATACCATGGAATAAACAGTTTACCAAAACCATTATCTTCCATCCATAGCCTATAGCCTTCATTAAGTCCATTGGCTGTAGTTTCAATAATGATCTCTGAATTATCAGCAACAGTCTGGAAGATTGATGCGATTGTTTCTTTTAAATTATTATAGAAGCAAAGCTCTGATGCATGGATTGCATTAAACGTTGAACCTCTAAAGTGAGAAGATGTAGCTGAAGATACTTTCAAGCCACCACCATGAAAGAACTTCAACTCATTAACGTTAGAAGTATCACACTTGAACTTAAGAAACTTAGGTAGGTATTGATGAAATCTATGGTAGATCTCAAAGATATTCTTTGATGCCTGTTGAGTATGTGCCAGAACAGCACACTTAAAGTTGGGCGTAAAAAGTACTTTCCAAAAGAGGTGAGCAGCAATTGCAGTTGTCATACCCAACTGCCTTGCCTTCAAAGTATATATCCACGGATTTTTTTCTAAAGTTTGATAGAATTCTTTTTGTGCATAGTTTGGCTTGAAGGGAACAATATTGCCACTCTTATCTAGAATCTTAAGATACTTGCAGAAGTAGGTAAAGTCTCCTTGACACTTCTTGACTTCTTCTAAAGCTTTCTTAG